ATTAAACAGAATAACTGTAAACCACTTGCAGTAATTGATGCAGAGATTTTATTTGACTTAATGGCACAATAGGAGAATGACAATGTACGACGACAACACGATGGAAGTAAAGTTTGAAATACATAGCGGAGATGGTTTAATCACTAAAGAGTTTAGTGTAGAAGACTGTACTTCTTGGACAGAATTAGTCTTACAGTTTGGTGACTTTTTAGCTGCTCAATATGGTTATGGAATATCAGAAAAGATTCTATTTATTACCGACCATCCTTACGGACGTGAACATGACTACGCTATTTCTAAGAAAGAGTTTGAAATGGTGTTACAGCATCGTAAGCGTGAAAAAGCAATTGATTCATTGTTTGATGATGAGGATGATACACAGTGAAAATCCTATTGTTAGATATTGAGACAAGTCCTAACACAGCCCATGTTTGGGGTCTGTGGCAGCAAAACGTCAGTATCAATCAATTGATGGAGTCTTCCTATGTCTTATGCTACGCAGCTAAGTGGCTAGGCGAAGAAGACATTTACTTTGATTCTGTACACCAATCTAAACCTAAAACAATGCTGAAAGGTATTCATGCTCTTCTGGACTCTGCTGATGCTGTTATCCATTACAATGGAACTAAGTTTGATATTCCTACTCTTAACAAGGAATTTCTACTCACCAAGTTACTTCCTCCATCGCCTTATAAACAGATTGACCTCTTGCGTGTGGTTCGTAGTAATTTTAGGTTTCCTAGCAATAAGCTGGATTATGTATCTCAACGTCTGGGTTTAGGTAAGAAACACGAACACGAAGGTCATGCTTTGTGGGTCAAATGTATGAATGGAGATAAAGATGCTTGGAAACGTATGGAAGATTACAACATACAAGATGTTGTTTTATTGGAAGACTTGTACAATAATCTTTTGCCTTGGATTAAAAATCCCCCTAACCGCAATTTATTCAGCGATATTCAAGGCTGTCCGACTTGTGGACATGAGCATTTGCAAAAGCGTGGAACAGCAGTGTCAACTACAGGAACTTATCAAAGGTATCAATGTAGGTCTTGTGGAAGCTGGTCACAAGGTACTAAATCAACTAAGAAAACGGTAGAGGTAAAATCTCATGGATAATCCAATCGCAATGCCAGCACATTATGGCTACGATGTTTTAACAAAGTATGAAGATGATACAGAAGAGTTTTTTCGTAAAGCTAGATTAGCTGCTCAGTTTGCAGATGGAATGGAAGACCCCGGTGACAGTTTGTCTAAGCAAGTAGGCGGTACACACTATAAAAAAGGTGTACAACCTTGGACAATAGCGTTAGATTGGGGACTTGACCCTTGGTCTCATAATGTGGTAAAATACATACTTCGCTTCCCTTATAAAAATGGACGAGAAGACCTAGAGAAAATTCAGCATTATTTAGAGTTTTTAATAGATAATTATGATGATGTAGTAGATAAGTATTACAAGTAGAAAGAAACTATGCCACTGCTTTTGCACGAAATTAAAGAACGTCTTATTGCTTTAGATGAGATAACGCTACTGGAACTTTTAAACATCAGCAGTGAAGACATAGTAGAGATGTTCTCGGATAAAATTGAGGACAATGCCGATAGACTAGAAAAAGAGGTTTTATAACATATGCCATACACAATGACTCCGTACAACACTTTTATCGCTAAATCAAGATACAGTCGTTATCTTGACGATAAAGGTCGTCGTGAACACTGGAATGAGACAGTGGCACGATATTTTGATTTCATGGAGAAGCACTTAGCAACAAAACAAAACTATGTATTAACACACGAATTACGTACTGAACTAGAGCAAGCTGTTGTTGCTCTTGATGTAGTACCAAGTATGAGAGCAGTAATGACAGCAGGACCTGCGCTAGAGCGTCAAAACGTGGCTGCATTTAACTGTTCCTATTTACCGATTGACGACCCTAAAGCCTTTGATGAAGCGATGTACATTCTTCTCTGTGGAACTGGTGTCGGTTTCTCTGTGGAGCAACAATATGTTAAGAAGTTACCTGAAGTCCCAGAGCAGTTGTTTGATAGTAAGAGTTCTATTGTTGTGTCGGATTCTAAAGAAGGTTGGGCAAAATCACTTCGACAGCTCTTGGCTCTTCTATACGCTGGCGAGATTCCAAAGTTCGACGTATCAAGAGTTCGACCTGCCGGAGCAAGACTCAAGACCTTCGGTGGACGTGCTTCTGGACCCGGACCTTTGGAAGAGCTTTATAAGTTCTGTGTCGCCAAGTTTAAAGGAGCAACAGGTCGCCGTCTCACTTCCCTTGAGTGCCATGATATTCTGTGCAAAATCGGGGAAGTTGTTGTTGTGGGTGGAGTCAGACGGAGTGCAATGATTAGCTTGTCAGACTTATCAGACGATAAGATGGCTCATGCTAAAGCAGGAAACTGGTGGGATGGTCAAGGTCAACGTGCATTAGCTAACAACTCTGCTACGTATACTGAGACACCTTATGTTGGTCAATTTATGAGAGAATGGAGTTCAATATATGAATCACATAGCGGAGAGCGTGGAATCTTCAATCGTGATGCTTCTCAGGTGCAAGCTGCTAAGAATGGACGACGTGATGCGACCTATGAATTCGGAACCAATCCCTGTTCAGAAATCATTCTACGTCCTTATCAATTCTGTAATTTGTCTTCTTGCATCATTCGCTCTACTGACACTGAAGATAGTATTGCTAATAAGATTAGGCTTGCTACAATTCTTGGAACTTTTCAAGCGTCGTTAACAGACTTCCCTTACTTGCGTAAGATATGGCAAAAGAATACTGAAGAAGAAGCACTCTTAGGTGTGTCTATGACTGGTATCTGTGACAACACTTTGTTAAATAATCCTGATGATGAATCATTACCTGCACGATTGGAGGCACTACGTGATATTGCTATCGCTACTAATGCTAAGTTTGCTAACGCTATCGGAATTAATCAGAGTGTTGCTGTCACGGCGGTTAAACCCGAAGGTACCGTCAGTCAGCTATGCTCTACTGCCTCTGGTATTCATCCTCAGCATAGTAAATATTATATACGTCGTGTCAGAGCTGACAACAAAGACCCTTTAACTCAGTTTATGATTCAAGCTGGTTTCGTTGCAGAGCCTTGTGTGATGAAACCTGAGTCAACTACAGTCTTTAGTTTTCCTGTAGAAGTAGCTGAAGGTGGACTGTTGCGTGAAGACTTAACTGCTATTCAACACTTACGTTTGTGGTTAATCTTTCAGCGTCATTACTGTGAGCATAAGCCGTCAGTCACTATCTCTGTCTTAGAGAACGAATGGATGGATGTAGGGGCGTGGACATTCAAACACTTTGATGAAGTTACTGGAGTGTCTTTCCTACCAATGGATGGTGGCACTTACAAGCAAGCACCTTATGAAGAGTGTGACGAAGAGACCTACAACAGATTAAAGTTGTTGGTTCCTGATACCGTAGACTGGGAGAACTTCAAAGAATATGACGATAATGTCGAAGGCGCTCAGATGTTGAGCTGCACTGCTGGAGGGTGTGAAATCTAATTCCTTGTGTGTGGTAGTACTTTAGCCCCGCTTCGGCGGGGTTTTTTTGTGTAATATACTACACAATTATGAGTAAACTCTAGTGCCTTGTTTGTCTATAATTAGCACTTGTTTACGAGGCGGTCTAGAAGGCATATCAGGAACGCTTATATGCGTCCATGAGTCGAATTCTCTGATGAGTTGGTCATACACTATGTCAGAAGCTATGATAGCCTGTACGACCTCATTAGGGGTCATTCCGGGGACTCTTATGTCAGCAGCAGCTCCTATACGATGTTGGCTGGTGTCTCGACTTCCAACAGAATCATTCACAGCCTTAGACCTAAATCCAGAGTTAATCATTACAGGCTTACCGCCTAGTAAAGTCTTAACCTGCTCAAGCGTAGCTGCTAACCTTGTTAAGTTAGCTATTTCAGTAGCGTTAGGAGTGTTGTCAAACTGTCTATGAGAAGTAGCAGTTAGTTCTTCTAAAGTAAAGTGTTCACTTAGATTCATCTTTTTCCTTAGCTTTCATGTCCATTATCTTCTCCAAAGTGCGACCCCCGAAATAGAAAGACATAATTAGCATACCCCATTGACCTAGCAACTGGACATACTCACCTGTGACATCAATCTTTGCAGCAGACAACCCAGCAAAGATAAAGTATCCAGCAAGAATAGCAATCAACGTCATTGGTCTTATGTTCTTAGATAGCCAAGAGTCACTATTCATGTCAGCTTGTAGTCGCTTAGTTAACTCTTGTGCTTCATTCATATCCGCTTGAATGTCAGCAAGTTTACCGTCCTGAGCTAACTTAGCTAGGTCTAACTGTGCTTGTGCTTTCTGTGCTGGGTCTGGTATTAACTTATCTACCAGTTTCATCCCTACACCAATGATGTCATCTATTCCAAACATTACTTACTCCTAAAGTTTATAACCCCAAGTACAAAACCACGCAATGACCGCAGCAAGCGCAAAACAGTAGAACTGCACTCTTCTAACCGCTTTAATGTCGTGTTGAAATTCTGCATTATTCTTTCGTTCACTATTTTCTATATCCAATTTGATTTTGAGAACTGCTTCCCATTCCTTTGCACCATGTTTTTTAACAAAGTCTATCTTTAACTTTGCTTCTTGTTCACTGATTTGTTTCTGATGTTTCCAGTGGTCAAGAGCCTTGATTAAGGCTTTCTCTTTTTTAAATTCAGCTTCACGAGCAGCTCTGCGTCTTTCGTTAGCTTTCTGTTGAGCTACGTCTATTGCATCTTTTTGTATAGCTTCAACTTGTTTTCCTAATGCTTTACCGCTTTCTCTACTAGCGTCAAGGCTACCAGTGAGTGTCTTTACTCCTTCGTTTATTCCGTAAAGGTCTGCCATAATTATTCATTGTGTGTATAGTGTGTATTTTTATTGATTTTCAGGAGGGTTTAACGCACCGCCTAATAAACCACGATAGGCAAGATTTGGAGCAGGTGCTTGAGCGCCAGCAGCAAGTTGACCAACTGCAGATTGTGCAGCTTGGCGACGTAATGCACTTTGTAGTAAGTCAGCAGATAAACCAGCACCTGACATTGCTAATGCACCAGTTGGAGATTGAGTATATAAAGCAGCTCCACCAGCAGCAGCTAATTGTGAACGTAATGGACTAAACCTTGCTATTAAACTTAGAACCGAATCAAAAGGACCACCTTTAGCTACGGACTTAATGATGTTCTGTTCAGTAGTTGTAAACGCTCTCATTTTGTCTTTATTAGCAGCAAGATTAATAAAGCCACGTCGAATCAATTCACTCTCAGATGCTTTAGGGTCTAATTTTTTAACTTCGGCAACATTCAAAGCATCTTCTAGTGTTTGCGCTCTGTTGGCATTTCTCCAGTCCTTACGAGCAGACATGATGTCTTTGACAGCTTTATTAATACCATCTTTACCAGCAATAATGTCTTTACCTGTAATGTTACTAATGTAATCATCTACTTTGGAAACAGCAACACCGCCTAAACGCTGTACATCCGCATTATTACTTCCTTTTAAGTCGTTTAACATTGCTCTCATTTTATCTAAAGAACTAAATGGAAGTTCAGTATTGTTACCTAATACACGAGCCATCTCAGTTAAACGAGCAGTTACTTCTTTTGCTGAATCTGTACCGGGAACCATACGAGCATCATCAAGGGCAGTACTGATTTCTTTAAACATACCTTGTACGCTTGTTGGTTTCAAGGTAATGCCAGCATCTTCGACTGCTTGATAAGATTGAACAGCTTTTTCTTTAACTTGAGCAATGGTTTCTCTTGGACGATATTTATAATCAATTCCTTTACCTGTTGCTGAAGCAGCTATAGTACCAGTAAGAATACCTGCAATAGTTGCTGCAGTATCGCTACCTGTTATTTCTTTAACAACTTCAGCAGTTGGTTGTGCAACAAGACCTGCAGCAGCAGAAGCAGGAACTTGACGAATTAAGTCAGACGCAAGAGCAGGGATATTAGGAGCTAACTTAGCCATTCCTGCAGTGCTTGCCATTGCTTGTGTACCTGACTGAACAGCTCGTTCTAAAGCATTTTCAGGAACAGGGATGCCAGCTTGTGTCAGCATT